GATTCATGTTCTTGCACATATTAAAATGTTTTTTATTAGACCTGTAGGATATTTTTTAGAACGTCCTTTTCATAAAAAGATATTGATAGAATCATATTGGACATTTAAACGTATTAAAAAAGAATGGGAAGATGATTTTGATATGACTGAAGAAGCGATTGATAGAGATTATGATACTTATAAAGAAGGTAACAAGGCTGTTAAAAAGATAGAATCTTTACTAAAAGATTGGAAGATAAATATAATGAAAAGGAAGAAACTAAAAAATGATTAAATGGAATAAACAATTTACTTACCCTGAGAGTATCCGGAGTTTGATTAATAATAAAAGACACTATGATGTAGGAGAGGAGAAACTACCATCAGTGACTACCATTCTTCAGGCTACGCAAACTGAAGAAAAGAAACAGAGTCTTGAGCGATGGAAACAACGTGTCGGGGATCAGGCCGCAGAGAATATAAAAAACACTGCTGCAAACAGAGGATCAATCATGCACCATATTCTAGAGTCTTATTTACTAGATCAAAGACACGCCGATTTAAGCGATTTAGGACAGCAGGCAGGGGTAATGGCCCAAACTATCTATGATGAAGGTCTACGTGGCTGTATGGACGAAATATGGGGTACTGAGATCACTTTATACTATCCTGGTTTGTATGCAGGAGCCTGCGATTTAGCGGGTGTTTATGAAGGAAAACAGGCTATATTGGACTTTAAACAGTCTAATACTAGAAAAAAGAGAGAGTGGATTACTGATTACTTCCTACAACTTGCAGCGTATGCAACGGCTCACAATCAAATTTACGGTACAGCTATTAACTCTGGAGTTGTATTAATGTGTACTAAGGATAATGTGTTTCAAAAATTTACTGTATCTGGAACCGAGTTTCAAAAATATATGTGGGATTGGCTTAGACGTGTGGACCAATACTACGCTGAATTAGGCAAAAATGAGGCTAAATAAAGGCATCTGGGTTCAGGTATCAGGCATCTGGGTTCTTCTAAGAATATATTTTTATCAAATTACTTTTTTATTTTTTTTAAAAAATAAAATGCTGGAACATTGGAACAAATAGGTAAACATTGTTTAAATTATTGAAATTTAAAGATAATTTTAAGGTTTTTTGTTCCAAAACGATTAAAAACGCTAGAACAATTGGTATTAAACACTTTTTTACATGTTCATTTTAAAAAACATAATAAAATCAATACTTATTTCTGTTCCAAAATGTTCTAGGCATAATGCCCTACTTTGTGTTTTGCGTTTAATTTTTTTTAAAAAAAAGTAAAACAGTAAAAAAATATATATAGGATGAAAAAACCAATAAGTTGTCAAATAAAGAAAAAGAAATTTTATTTATATAAAATTACATGGATCGATATTACAGGTGAGGAAGATCACGCTAATCCAGAACAGTTTGACAACATGAACTATTCAACCTTAATTACTTACGGGTTCTTATATTCTAAAAATAATAAGATGTTAAAAACATTTTCTACTTATGATGTAGATGACGAAGTATTTAGTGGTCGTAATGTATTTCCAATTGGATGTATTAAGAAATTAGAGAAGGTCTTTGTTTGATGCTTCTTGCTCTTTTGGCTGTTCTTTTACTTTTTCTTTTAACTCTTCAAATTCTATACCTTCAAGTATTGGTGAATAATCATCTATTATCTGTTTCATTCTTGATTCTAATTCTTCTGTCGATAGGTCTTCTAATTTACCAGTACGGATTATCTTCTGTTCAATATACAGACCCGCAGCTTTTCCTCGTGCAACTTCAGCATTTACCGCAGCTGACCATGCTTTTTTATCTCTAGCTTCATTTCTTAGTTTTGCTAATTCTGCAATGTGATTAGCAAAAGTAACTTCATATTGTTTTTGCCATTCTTCTCTTAACTCACCTATGTATTGAACTACTAATGGATATTTTTTTGGATTTTGTAATACACTAGCTGCTTGTCTAGCTGAGTCTTTTGCATACCCTGCATCGATTGCACATTGTGTGGCTGTTTTTCTTCCTTGTTCTGCTACTAATAAATTTGCAAATTTAATCTGTTGATTCGTCAGTCTCTTCGGTAGTCCCATGATCTTTATCTTCTTCTTTTTTGTTAAATATCTCATCCCAACGCTGTCTATAAACATCGTTAGATGGTCTTGATCTTCCGTCGTATTGTCTATCTTTAGTCATTATGTCGCAATAAGTTGTATTGACTTTTACCATAACAATACTAAATTACAAGCGTTGTCAGGTCGAAACAATATCCTGACAACGTTTATAGAGCTTAAAATTAATACTACAAATGTATTCTGGTTCGGCTCTATACTCCATTGTTTTTGTTGATTGGGCAGTGGGGCGTTGGCTTACGAAACTAATCCTAACTTAGTGGATACTGAGCGCTCCATTGTTTTAAAAGTATGAATGGAAAATTATTAAGACAAGTTTTAGATAAAATGTTGAAGGCAGAAGTTGCAGGTGAGGCACGTGTTCAGGTTTGTCTACCTGATGGAAAATATTATGATATTACCTCTTTACAATTAATGGAAAATAAACTAATTGGCGTAAGAGAAACACACCGACTAGTCTTCACTGTCAAAGCAGAATCATGGAATATGGGTAAGGTTTTGAAAAAAATAGAATAGCGTGTTAGTGTGAATTTCACGTGAAACCTGAAACCAAATTCTATGTACAAATTAAAAAAAATTTTAAAGAATTTTCGCTTATTAGACTGGAGAATCTTAGCGTTCCCGGTACTCCTGATCTATTGGTCTATAATAATTCTAGGCACTTTTTCACTATAGAATTAAAAGTTACAAAAACTAACAAGATTAAATTTTCTCCACACCAAATTGGCTTTCATGTAAGGCATCCTGATAATACTTTTATCATGGTTCTTGATGCCTCTCTTAACGTTCCAAAACTTTATGAAGGAAAAGAAATCAGGAACCTTGTAGCCAGGGGCCTGAAACAGGCCCCATTGCATCAGGGGTTTGATAAAATCAAAAAATTTTTAGCGAGCTTGTAGCTTGGTGCTTGTCGCTTGACGCTTGTGGCTTATTGTCCCTGCGTCATTTTGTCGCGCGACATTTTGTCGCATAGTCTGAACTATTGTATCTGGATCCCTGGAGCTTGATGCTTGACGCTTGTGGCTCCAGGTATCCATTCTCTATGCACCAGGCATCATGAATCTTCATGGCCTTCCTGCTCAATCGCTTGTCGCTTGTCGCTTGATGCTTGTCGCTTGTCGCTCTCTTCATTCTTCCTTCCTTCCTGCTCGAGCTGGCGCTCGAGCTCCTTTCTTTTTTTAGCTAGTTCTTTGTAATAGTTCGGGTGATGCCACATACTAGTGTTTACCATATGCAACGTTTTTTACTTTAGGATCCCAGCATGCTCTACAATCACCGCATTCATTATTTTGATCAGGGGCCGGGCAAGTTCTGCCTTTACCGCTCACCACGGTTGAAGTGTTTTTCCAATTGCCAGCTGCTTCCTGGTCAACCATTGGCATGCTAAATCTTAATGTTAAATTTGATGGTACCTGGTCCAGGTATTTTTGAGTCCACGCTTCACGCGTTGGCAGCCAGTGTCTGGTGTCCGGTGTTTGTTTACATACTTCAAAAATTTTTTGAAGGTGTTCAACGTCCTGGATATCTCCTGAGTCATGCCATCTAAACCATTTAGATTTTTTAGAATTAATTAAAGTTGTCATTGCTTCGACCCAGTACGGGTTACGTATAGCCGCCAGCCTTCTGTATTGTGCAGCCTGGACCACGGGAAAAATATAGCAGCCTTTATCCGCGTAGCATCCTTCGCAAGTTGACCCTGGCACGTGTTTTAATTTGCCGCCGGTTTTACATTCTGCAGCTGGTAAACCATATGCCCATCCAGGCATCTTAGACGGCTTAGCAAGGCCGCCTACCAGCTTCAAAGCTTCAGTTGTATTCATGGTGATTTTCTCCTTTTTGTTAATTTACCTATTATAAACTTTTTTAAAAATTTTTTAAATTGTACACATTGCCGCATGTTGCTTGTCGCTTGATGCTTGTTGCTTGTAGCTTGCGGCTTGAAGCTTTCAAACCGCAAGGCCGGCCGGAGTCCAGTTTATAGAGCCGTACACTCTCACAAATCGAGCTCTTAATCAGTGTCCGCAGTTATAAAGCCACCTCGAACTTAATCGCCAGGGCAACCATTCACTGATCCCAGGTCCATTGCTAAATGTCCAGTCGCTTACCATGGATTACTGGCGCAAACGTCTAGCTAAACGTGCAATAGACCAGGGATCAGTACTGATCCCAGGTTGCTATTCCAGTCTCTCCGTCGTGACGTCTCGTACTTTAGCATGCATATTTACGACAACGTATAGCAACCAGGGATCAGTCTCGGTCAGGTGAAGACGGGTACCAGCTACCGGTGTGACACCTAACCGAGTGATTTTGGAATTATATCATAAAGTCATTTTTTATGATATTCTCCAAATTGTCGCAGTCCATACTTTCTACTTCCGAAAGTAATTCGGACAATCTTATTCGTGGAAAATAAGCATCAAACATAGCATCGTCTAGGCTTGAGGCTTCTTCACACAGCACCTTTTGGGTGCTGTATGAATTCAAATTAAAGCTTGTCATTTAATTTCCTCAACGACATCAACTCTTATATTTTCCATACCATGTTGTTCTGGCTCATCTTCTCTAGCCTCAAAATAGTTGTCGTCATGTATCTCAAAGAGTTCTTTGGCCTTCTCTTTGGACTCTGCTTCAACTATTACACTTTCCCAAATGTCTGCGGTGTAGTGCACTTTGTATCTAGGCATCTTTCCTCCTTTTTTATTTTTTATTAATATATATTATTATAAACGAGGACAATCCCATATTCAAGAAAATAATGCAGGGTGCGACCACTTTGCTCAGTTGTGACATAAATATCACGGTCAAGAAAATAATGCAGGGTGCGACAATATGTCGCAGGTGCGACAATCTTGCTAATGTTAAAATTTTTTTTAATTTGGTATAATTAGAGCTCAATCAACAAAGGAGTATAAATGACTAAAATGACTAAATATCAACTGGAACACTTTGAAAGTAAAGTGCGAAGACAGTTTGATCCATTAATCAACGACCAAGAGTTGTTGATTAAACAATACACAACTGAAGCAACTGACAAGGCAGTTGCAAAGCTCTCTAAAAAAATGGGTGCAGATAAAATTATATCCAAATTTAGAGAAGCAGAAAAACTGTTAGAAGAAGCAAGAGCAACTGCTAAAACATTTTTTCAGAAAAAAGCAGAAAATGAAGATCAACTCAAAAGGAAGTTTCGTAAAGATTATGGTAATAGATACTATGATAGTGATGAAATTTCTTTATCAGATTGTGAAGAGCAACTGCGAGAGTGGGCTTCTAATCTTGCTCAAAAAGAAATAGAGAGAAGACCAGAGGGTGCTAAACTAAAACAGTTGAAAGACCTGAAGCAAAAAGCATTGGATACAGTTTTAGAGAGTGGAACGCCTGAAGCTTTGGCGATCTCTTTAGACGCTGTATGCAAAAAAATTGGTACGTCATGGAATAAAGAATTGACAGCTTTACCAAGTCCAACAAAAGACTAACTGCGACACTTTGCACAATGGCGATACCCTCGCCATTGTGCTATACTGCGATTATTAACAAAAGGAGAAAATATGAAAGTAGGAACTAAATTTAAAATTGGATACAGAGCAAAAAAGTACAATGACGAATTTATCTGGAGAGAGGGTATCTGGACAGATGAATGTAGAATGTGGACTGATAAATCTGGTCAAGCGATATTTACTTACTACGACGTGGAGAGAGAGGGATATCGTAATGCAACTAGAGATTGGGTGTTCACTTCATCAACAATTAAACAGGGAGTAAATTAATGTTAAAAGCAATATATTTTGCGCTACACTTCGCAATGATCTTTTTGGGTGTAGTGTTAGCAATACACTTTGATTTTTGGATAGGTGTAGCAATAGCAATTACATTTACTATTAAATGGTTTTTTATGTTTCCGCATCACGAGGGTAGAGGGGTGCGACAATAATGACAATGGTGCATGGTTCTAGAATCTGGTATCATGCACCTAATTAACAAAAAGGAGAAATATGTACTTAATAATTAGAAAATATAACTACTCATCAATTCCATCTGCTTACTATATTGCTTACACAACAGATAGTTTTAGTGATGCCCAAAAGAAAAAAGAGGCATTAAAAGAACTATCTTCAAGGGAGGACAATGTAGAAATATTAATTGCTACACTTCCAGAGCCTGTTAAAAAAACGGGCTAGTGCGACAATATTGACAATGGCCCCTTCGGGGCCATTGTGCTATAATGCGATTATTAACAAAAGGAGAAATATGAACACAGAAGAACAAATAATAGTACTAGCACAAATAAATACATTAAAAGAAATGCAAATTTTTTGTTTGAAAAAAGAACAAGAATTGCAACAAGAACTAAAAAGATTGAAAGACTTAGAAAAAGAAAGAACAAAAGTTTAACTGCGACAATATTGACAATGGCGCCTACGGCGCCATTGTGCTACAATAGGGCAATTAACAAATAGGAGAAAGTATGAAAACAAAACAAATAAAAAACTTTAAGATGAACGACGCAGTATACAAATTAAGAAGACAAGTTATTGAATTAATCTACGAAGCAAAAAAAGAAATTAAAGATTTACCTAGAATAGAAGTTAGAATTGGTGAGGCTAGAAATCACAATGTTTTAGGTGTAGCTAAATTAAGTAAGAAACAAATTTGGATTACAAAAAGAGCAGTTGACATGAGCCAGGACGCATTAAGAAATATTGTATTTCATGAAATAGTTCATGCAGTTACAGGTTTTGGACACGATGACAAATGCCCATTAATGAAACCAACATTGGATGGATATTTATTAAATAAAACAGAATGTATGAAATATTTAAAAGGTTATATTAAACACGGTGCGACAATGTTGACAATGGCGGTCGCATCGTAATTGTGCTATAATGGGTTCATATTAACAAAGGAGAAATATGACAGAACAAAAAATACATGAACGACAAAATAGATTTTCTGGTGAGTCTATTATGCTTACTAGAGAAGAGGCTACTAAACATGACGCCATTTTTTATTATGAATATCTAGCGACTTTGGAAGATAAAAAAATTGGGATTGATGGACATTCTAAACTTTGGGACAAAGTCAGAAAAAATTTAGATTGGTTCAGAAAAAATAATGCTGAAGCATATATGGTATTACTAGACTAACTGCGACACTATGTACAATGGCGCCTTCGGCGCCATTGTGCTAATATTAGATTATGACAAAAAGAAAGAAAAAAGATAACTCAAAACCAAGCGATTATTTTATCGACTGCAGATGTTGTGGAAAATACATAAGACCAGATTGGCGATCCACATTTGATAAAAGATATTGCATGGATTGTCTATAGAACTACTCCTCCTAGTAGTTAATAAACCTTGACGCAGGCGACACAATCGCCTGCGTCACGTTGACGCGCGACAAAATGTCGCAGGGCGCGACCTTCGGTCGCACTGCTCGACGCTTCGCGTCTCGACTCGCGCGCTTCGCGCGCTCGATAGAGGTACCAAACCATTTATATAATTAGAACTTTTTTATAAACTTAATCTGCTTGTAAATACAAGGAGTCTCTATATAATGATATTAATATAAGCTTTTATAAATAAGTAAGGCCAAAATACTTTTGCTTTATTTAAAAACATATCTAAAAAAATTTTGCGAAAATTTTTTTCGAATGCACTTATGGATATAGAGAAATTAAAAAATTTTGAAAAGTTACCACCTGATGTAAGAAGAGAACTAGCCCTATACATGGCTAAGTATGATGAAAAGAAAAAGGAGTCTAAGATCAAAAACGACTTCATGTCATTTGTAAAACATGTATGGCCAGATTTTGTAGAAGGTAAACACCATAAGGAAGTTGCAGAAAAATTTAATCAAATAGCTGAAGGCAAAACAAAGCGTGTTATAATTAATATGGCACCTAGACACACTAAGTCTGAATTTGCATCTTATCTACTTCCTGCATGGATGGTAGGTAGAAATCCTAAATTAAAAATTATTCAATCTACAAACACAACTGAATTATCTGTAAGGTTTGGTCGTAAGGCAAAACAATTAATTGACTCACCAGAATATCAACAAGTTTTTAAAACTAGATTAAAAGAAGATTCACAAGCTGCAGGTAAATGGGAAACAGAACAAGGTGGTGAATATTATGCTGCTGGTGTTGGATCTGCAATTACAGGTCGTGGTGCTGATTTGTTAATTATTGATGACCCACATACTGAACAAGATGCTATGAATGCACAAGCATTAGATAGAACTTACGAGTGGTATACATCAGGTCCACGTCAACGTTTACAACCTGGTGGAACAATTATTATTGTAATGACAAGATGGAACGAAAAAGATTTAGCTGGTAGATTAATCAAAGCACAAAAAGAAGCAAAAGCAGATCAATGGGAAGTTATAGAATTTCCTGCGATCCTACCATCTGGTAAACCCCTGTGGCCGGAATACTGGTCCTTGAAGGACTTAGAAGGAGTTAAAGCTTCTATCCCATTATCAAAATGGAATGCACAATACATGCAGAATCCTACAGGAGAAGAAGGCGCTTTGATTAAAAGAGAATGGTGGCAAAACTGGGAGGGAGATTTACCTGCACTACAACATGTTATCCAATCTTACGATACAGCATTTATGAAAAAAGAATCTGCAGACTACAGTGCGATAACGACATGGGGAGTATTTCAACCTAACGAAGATTCAGGACCTTGTTTGATGTTAGTGGATGCAATCAAAGGAAGGTATGAGTTTCCAGAACTAAGACGTATTGCTCTTGAGCAATACGGATACTGGCAACCGGAAACAGTAATTGTAGAAAGCAAAGCATCAGGGCTTCCTCTTACTTACGAATTACGTAAAGCAGGTATCCCAGTAATTAATTTTACACCTAGTCGTGGAAATGATAAGCATACAAGAGTGAATAGTGTTTCTCCACTGTTTGAATCAGGACGTATTTATGCACCTGCAGATATGGAATTTGCACAAGAAGTAATTGAAGAATGTGCTGCTTTTCCTTTTGGAGATCACGATGATTTAGTGGATTCAATGACTCAGGCGGTGATGAGATTTAGACAAGGCGGCCTAATTCACCATCCTGAAGATTATGAAGATGAACCTTTACAACAGAAACCAAAAGTGTATTATTAGGCATTATGGCAATTCAAGAAGACGATCAAAAATTAAAAGACATGCTTAGAGCAATCGAGCTCGGTGAAATCGAAGAAGATATTCTAGAGGGAGATCTAGAAGACTACGATGATATGGGTGGTATCAACTCTTTAAAAAAACGTGCACCATCAATTAAAATGGCATCAGAGACTGGTGAAGAAGAATTTGAATTAGAGTTAGGAACTGTTTTAAAAGAATATAACGATTTAAAAGAACAAGGTTTAATTAAAGATATTTCTTTAGACGAATATATTGATAAGTATTTATCTAAAAAAAGAAAATCACCTAATAAGATGATAGCAGGCATGGGTAACACTATGAAGTTATTTGAAACACCTTTTGGATTTGATAGAGAATTTTTTGAAGAGATGTTAATTCAATATGATGATAGTGGAGCTAAAGACAAAGGAATTAAGTTATATGATTTTGCAATAGACTTTATAGGTGAACCAACAGCTAAAAAATCTATGCCAAAAAGTGACAGACAAACGGCTATGTACGGTGGTCGAATGCAATACGCAGGTGGAACAGAAGAAATTTCAGAACCTTCAAAATCTATGCAGATGGATACTACTACTGGAGAAGGTGCAAATATTTTTAACATGTATTATGATGATCAAGATATTCCAATTAAAAAAGAAGGCGATAAATTAGATTTAGATATTGAGAAAATTAAAAAATTAATTGAAAAGAGAAAAAAAGAAAAAGTAAAAAGAGCTAAAGGCGGCATTGCAGGAGTCCTGTAATGTCTGACATTCTTCCTAAAAACAAACCTTACACAGAAGATCAATTTAAAAACGATTTAGATATAACTGCTAAAGTTATATTTAACAAAACACTTCCAAAAGATGATTTACTTATGATGCTCCAAAAAAATATTAAAAAAGGAGAAGATGCTGGAATCATGAGTAGTAAAGAAGCATTATCATTTGTAAAAGATAGAATGGAATTTTTTAAAGAGTATGCAAAAGAAAACCCTATGGGTGATCCACCACCTAAAAATTTTCAAATGGGTGGTAGAGTAAATTTCTTAGAAGGTGGTGATACAAAATACAATGCAATGGTTACTGAAATGTATATCAAACTAGGTGGTAAAGAAGGAACTGGAATGGATATTAATTCATTTGCAGAAAAGTATTTTAAAAAATTTTCAACAGGTGGCAGAGTCAATTACAACGAAGGATCCATGGATCCTGATACTTTGGCTCTTAGAAAAAGAGTTGAAGAGCTCATGGACGATGGAGAAACCTTCGGCGAGGCAGTAAAAAAAGCAGTAAGAGAATTAGAAAATGGTTAAAAGGTTAACGACAACTGTGCCTCCAGAATCAGGGCCCCAGAGTCAAGGCTTGAATATTTCTTATAATACTGCTAAAACCGTCAAACATACGGAGAAAAATTATAATGGCAGATATAGACAAAGCACTTCCAAACGAACCAAGAAAAGAGTTTAATGTTCCTGGAGAGGAAGAGATACAAGAAGAGATTGTAGAACAAGTTAAAGAAGTTCAAGAATCACCAGACGATGTTGAAATCGAAGAGAACGAAGATGGTTCTGTTGATATTAACTTAGATCCTGCAGCTGCAACACCAGAAGGCGGAGATGAGCATTACGCAAATTTAGCAGATTTTTTACCTGATGAAGTTTTAGCTCAATTAAGTTCAGACTTAAATCAAAAATATATGGACTACTCTATGTCCAGAAAAGATTGGGAAAAAACTTATACACAAGGTTTAGACTTACTAGGTTTTAAATACAATAACAGAACAGAACCATTTCAAGGTGCATCAGGTGCAACACATCCAGTTTTAGCAGAAGCGGTTACACAGTTTCAAGCTCTTGCTTATAAAGAGTTACTACCTGCAGACGGACCTGTAAGAACACAAATTTTAGGAATTCCAACTCCAGAAAAAACAGATCAAGCAACTAGAGTAAAAGATTTCATGAACTATGAAATCATGGAAAAGATGAAAGAGTATGAACCTGAGTTTGATCAAATGTTATTTAATCTTCCCTTAGCAGGTTCTGCTTTTAAAAAAGTATACTACGATGATATGGAACAAAGAGCTGTATCAAAGTTTGTACCTGCAGATGATTTAATTGTTCCGTATACAGCTACCTCATTAGATGATGCGGAAGCAATTATTCATCGAATAAAAATTTCAGAAAATGATTTAAGAAAACAACAAGTCGGTGGTTTCTATAGAGATATAGAACTTGGAAAACCACAAGATAAAGAAACTGATGTTGAGAAAAAAGAGAGAGAACTTGAGGGAGTAACTAAAACAAAAGAAGAAGATGTATTTACTTTATTAGAGTGTCATGTGGATTTAGATCTTGAGGGATTTGAAGATGTTAATCAACAGACTGGTGAGCCGTCAGGAATTAAAATTCCATACATTGTAACTTTAGAAGAAGGGTCAAGAGAAATATTATCTATTAGAAGAAACTATGAAATAGGTGATCCAAATAAAAATAAAATTCAATACTTTGTACATTTTAAATTTTTACCAGGTTTAGGTTTTTATGGTTTTGGTTTAATTCACATGATTGGTGGATTATCAAGAACTGCAACATCTGCATTAAGACAATTATTAGATGCAGGTACTTTATCTAATTTACCTGCAGGATTTAAAATGCGTGGTATTAGAATTAGAGATGATGCACAGTCTATTCAACCAGGTGAGTTCAGAGATGTAGATGCACCAGGTGGTAATTTAAGAGATTCATTTATGATGTTACCGTTTAAAGAACCGTCTGCAACGTTATTAAACTTAATGGGTATTGTGGTGCAAGCTGGTCAACGATTTGCATCAATTGCAGATTTACAAGTTGGTGATGGTAATCAACAAGCTGCAGTTGGAACTACAGTTGCATTATTAGAACGTGGTTCAAGAACAATGTCTGCAATACACAAAAGAATTTACTCTGCTTTGAAAAATGAATTTAGAATCTTAGCAAGAGTATTCAAATTATATCTACCACAAGAGTATCCGTATGATGTAGTTGGGGGCCAAAGAATGATTAAACAATCTGACTTTGATGATAGAGTAGATATATTGCCAGTTGCTGACCCCAATATTTTTTCTCAAACACAGCGTATTTCACTTGCGCAAACGGAATTGCAACTGGCATCTTCTAATCCACAGATGCATAATTTATATGCAGCGTATAGAAATATGTATGAAGCATTAGGTGTAAAAAATATTGATCAAGTTTTAATTAAACCAATGCAACCAATGCCAAAAGATCCAGCATTAGAACATATTGATGCTTTAGGTGGTAGACAATTTCAAGCTTTTCCTGGTCAAGATCATAGAGCACACATTACAGCGCACTTAAATTTCATGGCAACAAACATTGCAAGAAATAATCCGATGGTTATGGCAAGTTTAGAGAAAAATATTTTTGAACATATTAGTCTAATGGCTCAAGAACAAGTTGAAGTAGAGTTTAAAGACGAGTTAATACAGTTACAACAAATGCAACAACAAGCTCAAATGATGCAACAGAATCCACAAATGGTTCAACAAATACAAATGCAAGTAAAAATGCTAACTGAAAAAATTGAATCAAGAAAAGCAGTGTTAATTGCTGAAATGATGGAAGAATTTATGAAGGAAGAGAAACAAATTACTTCACAATTCGATAATGATCCTATTGCTAAACTAAGATCTAGAGAATTAGACCTTAGAGCAATGGAAAATGAACGTAAAAAACAAGAATCTGATGAAAAAATTAATCTTGATAAGATGAAAGCGATGATGAATCAGCAAAATCAAGACGAAAAACTTGAACAGAATGAAGAATTAGCAAATCTAAGGGCTGATACGTCTATTCAAAAAACTATTTTAAGTAAAACTTTACCAAATGCCGATCAAATGATGCCAAAAGTTGACATAATTCGAAAAGAAAATTAAATTAACACTTATAAGGAGATAAAAAATGGAAAAACTAAATAAAATAACTGATGTTAAGGTTGCAGAGCAGCAAACTGAAGTAGATCCAAGATCAAAAACTACTGCAGACAAGTCTTACAACTTAATTGGCACTGGTGGACCTGAAGAAGAAGTTCAAGGTCAAGGTGCTGTGTTAGCAGAGAAGAAAAGAAGATCTAAAGCGTACTAATTATGTGGTTCAGTGCACTTAAACTTGGCCTAAACGCGGCAACGCACATCTATAAGAAGAAA